TACACTTGACTTAGCACCTAATGGCACAGGTACAGTAGTTGTACGAGGCAATACTAACTCAGCCGCTATTGTATTTAACTGTGAAAGCAACAGCCACGGTCAAAAAGTATTTGGTCAACCACACTCAGCTTCTGTAACCAATACTCTTATGTTGCCTGCTGGTGCTAACTCAACTTTATTGTCACGGGTATCTATTGACACACTAACAAACAAAACTTTAACATCCCCTAAAATTAACGAGGATGTAGCGGTAACTTCAACAGCTACAGAAATAAACCTTCTTGATGGTGTTACTAGTACAACAGCAGAGCTTAACATATTAGACGGGGTTACTAGTACTACTGCTGAGTTGAATATACTTGATGGTGTAACCAGTACGGCTGCAGAACTTAATATCTTAGACGGAGTTACTAGTACAGCCGCAGAACTAAACTTGTTGGATGGTGTTACTTCTACTACAGCAGAGCTTAACATTCTTGATGGTGTTACATCAACAGCAGCAGAGCTTAACCTAGTTGATGGTCTGGTGGGCATTGTTGCAAAGACAAGTGCTACAGGTTCAGCCTTACTACCCACAGGAAATACAGCCCAGCGAGATGGCTCACCAGCTACAGGTGCATTTCGTTTTAACTCTACCCTGACTGCATTTGAGGGCTACAATGGTTCCGCATGGGGTTCAGTAGGTGGTGGTGCAACTGGTGGTGTCGGAAATGAGATGTTCTACGAAAACGACCAGATAGCAGACGCAAGTTATACAATACCTGCTAATAGAAACGCAATGACTACGGGACCAATAACTATTGCGGATGGTGTTACAATAACAGTTAGTGACGGTTCAAGATTGGTGGTAATATAATATGACAATACTATTAGATGGTACAAACGGTGTAACAACAGCAGGTATAACTCTAGGGTCAACTGCTATTGCTTCCACAGGTGCTGAGATTAACATCCTAGATGGGGTTACCAGTACAGCCGCTGAACTAAACCTTCTTGACGGGGTTACATCAACTACAGCAGAGCTTAACATATTAGATGGTGTAACTAGTACAGCAGCAGAGCTTAATATTTTGGACGGTGTAACCTCCACAGCCGCAGAACTTAACATCATGGATGGAGTTACATCAACTGCTGCAGAAATTAATCTAATAGACGGCGGAACTGCTAGAGGCACTACAGCCCTAGCTGATGGCGATGGCATACTTATTAATGACGCTGGTACAATGAGAATGTCTACTGTCCAAACTGTTAAAACATACATGACCGATGGTGTTGGTACTAGTACAGCCTTTGGTGCGATTGGGACTTACTGTATTTGCCATAACACAGCCCTACCAGCGGCGAAAATGTATCACCCAAACAGAACAACTGCTGGTAGCAATTTACAAATGAGAATAATTGATAGTGTTGCGGGCATCAACACCGACAATGCAGCAGATTTTTCCGCTGGTTCCAATACCACTAGCAGTGCACACAGCAATGGTGATTTGCCAAGTGGTTTTATAAATACTGGCGCACTTTCAGGAACATGGCGGCAAATGTCTCCAGATGCGTATCCAGAAACTAATAAAAGAACAGGCGCAGCCCTTTATGTGAGGATATCATAATGAATATTTCAATCACACAAGTACGCAATGCGGCATCACTACAAGCAGACAATGCTCGTATAGACGTAGAGATTAACCACCCACAACACGGTTGGATACCTTACACCGTAGACCCTGCTGACCCTGACACAACCATCGACAACGATGCAGTCATGGCTCTCATTGGTACAGACTTTGATGCTTACGTTGCTCCTACCACCGCAGAAATAGCTACAGCTTTAGCAGTAACTGAACGATCTAAACGGGATGGTTTACTGAAATCAGAAGTAGACACTATTGCAGGTAATGCACTTCGTTGGGCTGCTCTATCATCTGATGATCAATCTGCATGGGCTACATACAGAACCGCTCTTTTAGATGTACCTGCACAGGCTGGTTTTCCTAGTAGCATTACATGGCCTACTGCGCCTTAAAACATAAGAACTACAACACGGAGTATAAAATATGAGTAAGATAGCCCTTACACCAAATGCAAGTGGCAATGGTGTATTTACAATTACCGCACCAAACTCTGGTACGAATAGGGCTATTGCTCTACCTGATGCTGCAGGTACAATCCCACTACTAGCAGCCGCAAGTAACACAGCCATTACATCCACACCAGCAGAGTTAAACATATTAGACGGTGTGACTAGCACCGCCGCAGAGCTTAATATTCTTGATGGAGTTACTAGTACTGCTGCTGAATTAAATATCCTTGATGGAGTTACATCAACAGCCGCAGAATTAAATATTCTTGATGGGGTAACATCAACAGCAGCAGAGATTAACTTGATTGATGGTGGAACTGCACGGGGTACAACAGCCCTAGCTGATGGAGATGGAATACTAATTAACGATGCTGGCACAATGCGGATGTCCACTGTTCAGACTGTTAAAACTTATATGACAGCGGGTGTTGGTGGCGGTGGTACAGAATTTATTGCTTCAAGTGGAGCAATATCTAATGGAACCGCAGCCGTAGTATTTACAAGCTCTCATTTTGATGCCTCTAAATATGACAATTATATTTTTTATATTATGTATTGCTCACCAGTTACGGATGCTCAAAAATTCCTTGCTCAAGAAAGTGATGATGGCGGAAGTTCTTTTTATGATGGGAGTAGTGATTACACAACTAAGAACTCAGGTGGTAGTAGTGAAAATGCAGCAGGTCACCAATTATCGGGAAATATAGCTGTTGGAAACGGGTCTAATGAAGTTGTTAGTACTACGTTTATACTTATATCCCCTCATACCTCCCAAAAAACTATGGGTTTTAGTACTTGTATAGCTTTCAACAATTACAATGCGAATGGGTCAAAACATGAGAATGACGTAGGAGTGACTAACGGCATCAAGTTTTTATGGACAAGTGGCAATATTAAAGGCGGTGAGATTAGTATGTATGGAATAGTCAATGCGTAAAAATAATGCCGTAAAAAGGATACACTATGCCACGATTTAATAATATTGCAGGGGTACTGGTTCAGTACACAGAGGCAGAAGAAACAGCAAGAGATTCTGCTGAGAGTGCATGGCTTTCTGCATCAGATGCACGGACTGCTGTAGAGGTCCGACAAGAACGAGATAGACTAATTGCAGCCACTGATTGGACGGGCAACAGTGATGTGACTATGACTTCCGCCATGACCACATACAGGACTGCATTACGTAATGTACCTGCACAAGCTGGGTTTCCTAGCAGTATTACTTGGCCGACCTTGGGGGGATCATAATGTCCACACTACGAGCAGACGCAATCGTTGACGCAGCGGGTAACGGTAAGCCTGACTTAACTAACGGTCTTCAGATTGGTGGCGTTGCTGTTACCTCTACAGCCGCTGAGATTAACATCCTAGATGGAGTTACATCTACTGCTGCTGAGTTAAACATACTTGATGGAGTTACTTCTACTGCTGCTGAACTTAACATCTTAGACGGTGTGACGAGTACTGCTGCTGAACTTAATATCTTGGATGGAGTAACCTCTACGGCTGCTGAACTAAATCTAATAGACGGTGGTACAGCCAGAGGCACAACAGCAGTAGCTGATGGCGATGGGTTCCTAACTAATGATGGCGGTACTATGAGGATGACCAAAGTTGAGACTTTGGCTACCTATATGGGTACTAAGATTACTGGCGGCTCTATGGTCTTTATAAGATCGTCAGGGGCTATTTCAAATGGTACAGCAAGCGTAGTTTTTGATGACGATGATTTTGATGCAACCAAGTTTGACCACTATGTATTTATGTTCCAATACGTTAAACCCGTGACTGACTCTGCTGAGATTCTGGGGCAAACAAGCACTAATGGCGGCACTAACTTTGCAACTACTAATGGAGATTACCACTCCTCAGCAACGGTGGATGAAATAGGCTTTGCAATTACTGAAGCTTTAGGAAACGCTTCGGCTGAATACGGAGCTTCAGGTAAAGTTGAATTGTTTGGCCCTCACGTAGCTGCTTTTACATATTGCCAATCTTCATTGGTGAAGATGAGCCCAAATGGTACAATTGCCACCCACGTAGAAACAAACCAATCTGGGTCTGCAAGGCTAGCTGAAGAAGACGTAGATGCTATCAGGTTTATTTTTTCGTCAGGTAATATAAGATCAGGAGAAATTGTAATGTATGGGATAGCCAATGCCTAGATATAATAACATAAAAGGCGTACTAGTCCAGTGTACTGCTGAAGACGAAACTTACTTTGACGCCTTAGATCAAGACTTTGCTAACACAGCAGTAGCCCGTGCATCTGCTGAAGTTCGTGCAAAACGAGATGAACTAATTGCAGCCACTGATTGGACGGGCAACAGTGATGTGACTATGACTTCTGCCATGACCACATACAGGACTGCATTACGTAATGTACCTGCACAAGCTGGGTTTCCTAATAGTATTACTTGGCCAACCTTGGGGGGATCATAATGTCCACACTACGAACAGACGCAATCGTTGACCTAGCGGGTAACGGTAAGCCTGACTTGAGTAACGGCGTTCAGATTGGTGGCGTTGCTGTTACCTCTACAGC